CAGCTCGTCGCCGTTGTCGGCTCGCGTCTTGAGCGATGCCAGGGCGTCCCGGGTGCGGCCTGCAATGAACTCGCGTTCCTGCTGAGCCAGTGCGGCGTAAATGTGAAGCTGGAAGGCATCGGCGTCGGGCATGGTCGCGACCTTGAACGGGGCGCGCTTCACCAGGGCGGCAATGTGTTCAACATCGCGGCTCAGGCGATCCAGCTTGGCGACTACCAGGACGGCGCCTTGGGCCTTGGCTGCGGACATTGCCTTGATGCACTCGGGGCGCTCGGTCGGGGCGATGGTGCCGGAGGCGGTGTCGATGAACTCGGCCACGATGTGCCAGCCCCTCGAGGCTGCCGCTTGGGCGATGTAGTCGCGTTGCGCCTCGATGCCCAGCCCGCTCGCGCCTTGGCGTTCTGTCGATACTCGCAAATAGGCCACGACTTCCATTTTCCGCCTTCCTGGTTGATCCAAGCGGCCAAACTAACAAACCCTTGTCGAGCGTCAACGGCTTGTGAATCCAAGGTGATGCGGACGGAGAGACTCGAACTCTCACGCGCGCGCGCACGCGCGAGGCGTTTTTAGACGAAGATGTTTAAAGAGGCTCCTGCAATCGTTCGAGCATTCCAACCGACTTTCCCTTGGCTACCCCCCCTGCCCCTAGGTTCTTCCTGGTACGGGTGGCGGTGTGGGTGATTCGTGCCTCGGCTGCTCGCTACATACGGGCCGGGCATGGGGTCGGTTGTTGTTTAGTCGTGGGCCTTCAGGCCGCGCAGGACGGGCGCTAATGGCTCGCACATAGGGCAACCGCTTCCGCCTCGATGCGGGGCCGTGTGCGCGTGCTGGCGGGCTTGCAGGGGTATAGCGGAACCGGAAGCGGGGCCGGCCCGGGAAGGTCGCATGTAGCGAAAGGTCGGGGCGCGAATTACCCCAGGCGGGGCGGGGTACGGGAAGAACCTAGAGCCACCCCTCGCGCGCGCACGCGTACTGCTCCCGAAACCCTCACAGCTCCATCTGGCGAACGATGGTCTTCATCTCGATACCTTGGCGCAGGCGACGGGTCGCGGCCTTGGTCATCTCGTCGAGCGCCTTCTCCTCGAACTGCTGAGCCATCCGTGCAGCCTTGCGGACGATCAGCAGCGCCAGTTCGGGCGGGAAGGGTATCTGGTCACGGTCGGGCAGGTAGTCGCGGTTGATGATGCTCATGGGCTGCCTCTTTCGACGAACAAAAATTGTTGCGGTTAATGAGAAGCGAAGGCGAGGACCGGTATTGCTGCGGCGAGGTAAGAACACTGAATATCCCCCCTCCCGTTGCCGGCCATGGCGCTCATGGGTTTTGCTTCTCAACGATGCGAAGCCGTTCCACCAGCCCGACTCGGGCAAGCATCCTCAGCGCCAGAGGGTCGCCGGCATCTGCATCGGCCAGGACTTCCGCCGCCAGGGCGTACAGGTTCGCCTTCCACTCGATAACGCGCCGGGCCTCGCGGATCTGGTCAGGCGTCATAGGTCAGCGAACGGGTTGGCCGTGGGTGCCTGTCTGGCGGCGCCGACTTTGGCGCGGGCCTCAGGGTCTAGGTACAGGTCGCGCTCCATCAGGCGTAGCTGCGTCAGGCGGGCGGCTGGAAACTCTGCCGGATCATCTCGAAACTGAGCCTCTAGGCAGCAGTACCGGCCCAGCTTGGCCGCATCAGCTTGCGTATACAGGCCGCAATTGCCCATGACCGCCTCCAGCTCCGTCCAGACGGCTCGCGCAGCGCCTGAGAGGTACGCGGGGGCCACAGGGTAGCCAGCGGCGGGCGGCTGGTAGTCCGCTGGCCCGTTCTGGTGCCGGTCGGCCCGGTAGGTGCCGCGCAGCTTGAGCACGTTGTCAGGGGTTCGGCGGTTAGCCATCGGTCAGCCTCGCGAATGTTTGAAGTGACGGCGGGTAAAACAAAGGGCCCAAACGGTGTCCGCATGGCGGGGTTATTCGCTTGGAAGTCCCCCCTCCCCATACAGGTGCTCAGGCCGGACAATTCTCGGCGGTTAGCGATAACAGCGCGAAGTCCAGGCGGTATACCGCGCCTCGGTTGCTGGTGATTCTCAGCACCTCAGGCGGCCTCCGTGATCTCTACTTCGGATCTGTCGAGGAGCAAGCTCTCCACCAGTCGCTCGGCTCTAGCGTGTGCCTCTTGCAGCGTTTCGCCTTGCAGCACGCACAAGGTCCGGGCTCGGTATTTGAGTCGGGCGTGAAATATCTCCGGCAGGCCGTGCATGCGCCGATAGGCCATCACGCCGCGCTCTATTGGTCTTAGGTTCATTCTTCACCCTCACAAGCGAAAGGGGGCAGCACAAGCCGCCCCCGTCACGCTTAGGCCGCGGCTACTTGCAGCAGCTTGATGGCCTCGGAGTTAACCACGTCGCCGCCGACACGCTCGGTGGCGTAGAAGTTGACGTAAGGCTTCGAGGTGAACGGGTCACGCAGCAGGCGAATGCCTTTGCGGCGGGCGATGTAGTAGCCGCGCTGGAAGTTGCCGAACGCGACCGGGTACGCTCCGGGAGCGATATCAGGCATGTTCTCGTCGATCTCGACGGGGTAGCCGAACAGGGTGTCGGGCTGGCCAGTGGTCACGGACTCCGACCAGATGTAGTCGCCGTTGTTGTCCTTGATGAGCGCCAGTTGCATCGCGGTCGTGTCGTTCATCACCCACGCGGCACCCGAGCGATACTTGGCACGCAGCACGCGCTTCATCTCCTTTAGATCGTCGAAGGTGATGCTGGTAGCACCGGCGGACATAACAGCTTGGAGAGTGCCGAAAGCGCGCACGCCGTCTGCCTCGGTGGTGATGGTCTGTGCCAGGATGCCCTTCGGCTTGTTCACGCCGTCGCCGTTGATCAGGGCGGCGCCCAGCTGGTCGGAAAACTCCTCGCTGATCTCGCTAGTAACGAAGCCATCAGCATCGAACATCGCATCGTCGATCATGCGCTGGGTCAGCTTCGGATTGGCATACAGCTCGCCAACCTGAATCTGGATCTCGGCTAGCTTCGGAGTGTTGGTCTCGGAGCGGGCGTCTGTTTCGCCTACCCAGCCGGACGAGGTACCGCGAAGGTTGACGATCTTTTTATAGACCGGGCCCTCAGCGTTTACGGTGCGCGCCAGGCGTACCAGGGCCGACACGTCGCCTTCCAGCTTCTCTACTTCGCGGTCGAGGTACTCCGGCACGGCATAACCGCCGTCAGCGTCTACGCCGACCGACATAGACTTGGTTTGAAGTTCCATCAGGCCGCTTTCGTCGCCCTTGGTGATATAGGCACGCAGTGCCGCCTTGCCCTTTACGTCGCTCGCTCTCTCGCCACCAGACGCACCGGGGCGCTTGCTGAGCTTGGCCAGCTCCTCGAGCTCTTTCTCGATCATGGAATAGCGCTGTTCGTGCTGCTCTTTGAACTCGCCGAACTTAGCGCTTAGCTGCTCTGCCACTTCTTTGACTTCGATAGTCATTTTGGATGTTTCCTGTATTCGGAATGGGGATGTTGTGCGACTGCCGGTAGCGCAATGGCCTCTCGCCTGCTGCTGTCCCGGTGGCTCGCGACCTCTCGTCACGCCGCCTCGTCTAAGGGGCAGGCTCTACCGTCCCGGCATCGCCCCCATTGCCTTGTCCGACTTGCCAACCTCGGGCGGCTCGAACTGCCGTGGCCCCTGTAGCTGTGATGAAGCGCGATCAATCCGCGCAGGGTCACTTCATCACTTAGGCCGCTACTGGCCCCTGAAAACCTCCCTGCGCCTTCCCGTCCAGGTCGCGGTAAGCCCGCGCCAGAATCTTTGCCTCGCGCCCACTAAACCCTCGGGACTTCAAGAATTGCTCGAAGTCGCGAATGGTCTTGATGGCCTCGCGGGGGCTGCTCACTTCAAAAGGGCTCGCAACTGCGGCGCCACGTCGAGCACCTGAGCCAGCGCCTCAGCCTTGGCGGTGTCGTCAGCCAGGCCCAGCTTCAGCAGGTCGTGTGCCGGATCTGCCGGCCGGAAGCGGGCGAACGCCACCAGGGCAGCCATCGAAAACAGGTCGCCGGCATCTGCGGCTTCACGCAGCTTGCGGAGGTAGCCGCGCTGCTCGGTAAGGGTAGGGAGAAGCTGGCGGCCTCTCGTCGGGGTGCTGGTCATTGGAGGCGCCTTTGGTATGTAAATAACTGCGTCATGTAGTTTAACTAGACACATTATAAACCACGGCAGACCAGATACAACCCTTTTTGCTGGTTGTCTATACAGTGCTTTGATGGGTGCTCCTGGTCGCGGAGCGGCAGCCCTCGCGCACGCGCGCGCACAACGGAAAAAACCGGGTTAGCGATAAAAGAAGGCTCCCCCATTCGTTCGAGAGTCGAGACCAATTTTCCTTGCCGATAGCCCCTCCCCAAACGCAAAAAACCCCAGCAAATGCCGGGGTTCCGGGTGGAGTACAGATGTGCTCTAAGCAGTCGGCGCGCGCTTGATGCCATGCTTGCTACTCAGGCTATCGGCCTCGTACTCGAAGTGGCCCGACCAGGCGTGCGCCAAGTACTGCCCAAGCCCTGCGAAATGCTGGGCTCGCGTAGTGTCGCCATTCTTGAGCGCCTTGCTGGCTGCCCAGCTGATCGCCTCGACCCAGTTCAGGATATCGCGCGCCTGGGTCGCGTTTTCATAGGCATCGATCGGGCAGACTGTCGTTTCGGTTGCGGTTTCGGTCATGCGGTGTCGCTCCTTGTGTGTGTGTGTTGTGCCTCGCCCTTTGCGGGTCTTAGGCGGCTATCCGTGCACGCACTGCGCCGAAGGTTGTTAGGGCGGCCAGATCGGCCAGCCGGAACGATGCCGGCAATGTCAGGCTGCCCAGGACTTCCCCGGCCAGGTTGAACAGTTGAACGGTATACTTCGCTTGCATGGTGGCTTCCCTCCTACGGTTGCCGTTGTGTTGCCGGGTCGCTGTTGACGCAGCGGCTCGGCTCTTTTCAGTCCCTCAAATCATCAAGAAGCCAGACGCCGCGCTGGTGACGAACTGTCGCGACTCCTGGTCTTCGGCCAATCCCAGCCCGAAACCGACCATAGCGACGTGCCAGACCTCTACGGGGTCGCTCGGCTCCAGGTACTGCAATAGCACCTCGAACGCCTCACGCTGGCCCGGTGCCTCGCCCATCACCAGAACCACGTCCTGGTAGAACGCCTCAGCCATCACCAGCCGGTCGGTCACGCCATCGCGGACGGCCTGGTCTACGCATACCGGGTTCATTCGAGTTCTTCCCAATCGGCCAGCCGGAACGATGCCGGCAATGTCAGGCTGCCCAGGACTTCCCCGGCCAGGTTGAACAGTTGAACGGTGATATTCTTGCGTTGCATATCGGCGGTCCTCTCAATGGTTGCCGGTGTGTAGCTGGCTCGGTGTTGGTAGCACCGGGTCAGCGCCTTCTTACTGTGGAATGAACTCGGGCGATTGCGAGCAGGGGTAACAGAGGCCGGTTTCGGTGATGCCCTCACGGCCGCATGTTGGGCAGATTTCTTCCTCGCGCTGCTCGCTCCTATGCAGCTCGTAGCAGGCTTCGCAGAGGTAGCCATCAGCCAGCTCAACAACGCGGCCTTGATAGCCGCAGCGATCGCATTGATGGATCAAAGTCATGGCGTGGTTCCTTTCTGTTGGCTGGGGGGCAGCTTTGTAGCTGGCTCGGTGTTGGTAGCACCTCGTCAGTGCCTTTTCAGTCCCTCAAATCATAAAGAATCCAGACGCCGCGCTTCCGACGAACTGGCGCGATTCCTGGTCTTCGGCCAATCCCAGCCCGAAACCAACCATTGCCGCGTGCCAGACTTCCACGGGGTCGCTCGGCTCCAGGTACTGCAACAGCACCTCGAACGCCTCACGCTGGCCCGGCTTCTCGCCCATCACCAGAACCACGTCCTGGTAGAACGCCTCAGCCATCACCAGCCGGTCGGTCACGCCATCGCGGACGGCCTGGTCTACGCATACCGGGGTCATTGCTTGGCGTCCCGGTAATCACGCTCAAGCTCGTTGAGCTGTTCAAGCGCCTGTTCCAAGGATCGCGGTGCGGCCTCAATCTCTTTCTGCTTGATCTTGGCGCCGGCGCAGAATACGCGGCGCTCGGCCATCCATTCTTCGGCCTCGCACTGCATGTGCCACTCGACCAGCGTGCCCGGCTGCCCGGTCGTGCTGCTCACCGGCCCCCAGCCATACGCGCCTTGCCCGGCGTAGTAGTGCAAAGACAGGCCGTCCATGACAAGACAATAGGTCATTGCTCTAGCTCCTGTAATCGCGCTCAAGCTCGTTGAGCTGTTCAAGCGCCTGTTCTAAGGATCTGCGCGCGGCCTCGATCTCTTTCTGCTTGATCGTGACGCCCTGCTCTGCCAGACGCGCCACTTTGCGAAGCCCGGAAACAGATCCGGCAAACACGCGCTTGATTCGCTCACGGTCGTCTAGCTTGGCGACTCGAACTGTCGGTACGCGAACTGAGGTCGGAGCGGCTGGTGGCGTGGCGATAGCCTTCATGGCCTCACGAAGCGGCAAATCCGCAACGCGTTGCGCTTCTTCAGCAGACAGAAGCGGCAGTTCTCGCGCCAGTTTCATATACGCCTGAGCGGTGCGCGGGGCGGCCTCTACGTTCTCAGCCAGCCAGTTCTCCCACTGCCCATGCGGAACTTGCTCTTTCGCCGCGTTGAGCTGCTTGCCGGCTTCAATGGCAAGGTCTACGGCGGATCGTGCGGCGCTCTCAGCTTCACGAATGCAGCGGTTGATGCCGGCGGCCAGGTTCACAAGCCCGGTTGATACTGCCAATGCGGTCATTGCTCGCCCCCCTCAATATCTGCCTCTGCGGCAATTCGGCCAATCGCATCCATGATAGGGATGGCCCTCTCGAAGCGCGCACAGGTGGCTTCGTCAGCGGCCTTGAACTCAGCCAGGAACGCATCGGCCAGTTGGTCAGCAGCGATGCCCTTGCTTGATGCCAAGCTGGCCAGTGATTCCAAGGTGGTGATGGTGAACAGAACAAGGTCTTCAGCATCCCGCTCGCTAACCGGCTGATTCAACCCGTCCAGGGCTTGGCGAATGATGTCGCTTACAGCAACCGGCTCGCCTGTCTGCATACGCATCGTGCGGGCCGCGTCGTCCAGTGCCTGCTTGGTGCGGGCTGGAATGCGGACGCTGATACTTACGGTTTGGTCTGGCATTGCGTGTCCTCATGTCTTACGGTCTTACAGTAATACATGTAATACAGTGATGCAATGCTGGATTACTCGGATTGAGGGTTCCCATCCAGGTGCTGAGCTGGTCAAAGGCTCGTGCAGATCAGGAAGAACGCAGGCCCGAACCACTCCCCGTCAGTAACAGCCCCTTCTCTAGCAGCAGGAAGCTGTTTATCTGATATGGCTTTGCAACACCTACCGCTTGAGCCACCGGCTGATAGTCGAGTAGTTGACGCCCAGGGCTTCGGAAATCTCGCGCAGGCTCTTACCTTCGGCAGCCATGCTCTGAGCTGTCGGCAATAGCTGCTCGCGCTTGTCTGCGCCCTTCTTGGCGCCCCTGGTGGCCTGTATCTCGCGGAACTGCGACGGGGTGAAGTGCTGCCAAGTCCACTTGCTGATACTGCGGGCAATGGCTCGGCACTCGCCGGCATCCATCGGCTTTCCAATGTCCCGGTGGTTGGAGGCATTCACCAGATCCAGAACGGCAGCCGCGAACGCCACGGAGCCGCCTGGTTTCCAGTACTCGCGAACGATGCTGTATGACTGCTTGCGCGCTATCTCGAACACCGTGCAATTGCGCCCAAGGCCGGCATAGTCGGCTTGCTTGCTGCGCTTCCTCAGCTCGGCAGCGGTGGGCAGGGTCACGCACTCTGCCAGCTCCTCAAGCTGATACGGCTCGCTGCGCCATTCGTGCGTCTGCCAGTGCTTATGAGCTGGGTTCTTCACTACGACGCCGGCATAGCCCCTGTCGGCTTCCAGGGCGCGTCGTAGTCCTTCCTGGACCGCAGCCATGAAAAGCACCGGCTTGATGCGCGAAACGTCAGAGACAGGCACCGGAGCGGCCAGAAGGTAAATCAGGTGCGCGTGACCATTCGCCGGGTTCTTCACGGACAGGTTCGGCGCCGGGGCGTTGCGGTCGCTCCAGTCGATTGCCGCGCCTTGGCGATCCACGTCGAAGCACAGGCAGACGTAACGCTTCGCCGTGTTCGGCTGAATCAGCAGGTGTTCCAGGGCGTCGGCCAGCGGCAGCCGGTAAAGCCCCTCCTTGGATGGGTTATCGCTGCATAGCGGCCTGCTCGGCAGCCTGTCGCGGAACAGATCTAGCGACTGCTGCGGGCAGGGGTCAGCGGCTCCACGCTTGCGGAGTGCAGATTGGGCGGCCATAGATCAAGCGGCCTCGCCAGACAGGAATCGTTTGATCGCGTCCAGGTCGTAGCGGACCACTCGTCGCGTAATGCGCAGCGGCTGAGGGAAGCGGGGGTCTTTGGCCCAGCGGCAGAGGGTTGCCTCGGAGATACCGAGATCTGCGGCGGTTTGCTTGCCTGAATGGCGGTGTGTGTCGATCTTCATCGCATTTTTCCTGTGCGGTGAAGGCCGGCGGGGTTTGCGTCAGATGCATAAGGCATTGACTACAACCAGTAGCTGTACTGATAATTCACTTAGCTTAAGGCTAAACCATTGGTTTACCTCAAGCGCGCTTCCAAACGCAAAAAGTGGTATCGGTGAACAAGCTTCGATCTTGCTTTCCCGTCGAACCTTCGGGTTCTTAAACCCTCCTTAGCGGCCAGGCTTTGGGGGGTTTTGCTTTTCTGGAATCAGAAAAACTAAGCCAATGTTACTCGCCGCCGAAACGGCGCTCAACTGAATATGTGCTGTTTACCCGTCCAGTGTTTTTAACAGGTCAGCAAACGAACTTGCAGGACCGGACGGGGGTTGCGCGCCCCCCTTCTCCCCCATTGGGGGCTTATCCGGCTTGTGCTCGATCAGGCGCAGCTCAGCACGCAGTTCCTGAACTTCCTTTATCAATGGCTCCACAGCCTGAGCCACAGCCTCAGCGATGATTCGGGCAAGGTCTGTCTGGTCTGTCGGGTGTGTCTGGTCGGCCGTCGGCGCCGGGTGTCGGGTGTCGGGTTTTGCTGTCTGGTTGGACGGTGGTTCGCCCCATACGCGGATCGCTTCGGAGAGCTCGATAACCTTCTGGTTATTGCGATCAAAGCCAGCAGACACGCGGCCTTTAGCCACAGCCTCGTACACACTTGAACGGTGCATTCCGTAGAGCTTGGCGATTCTTCCGAGGGTAAGAGCGGGCATGTCTGGCGCTGTCGGTGGTGTTTTCTGGTACCCGACACTCTAGCATTCGCGAATGGCACAAGGCCGCAGCGAGGCAGCAAGTGAACATCAGCCCCGAGAAGGTTAGGCGCGCCCATCAGAGAGCCGCCATAGAGCTGCGCCGCGTGAAGCTCTATCAACTGAGCTGTATCGACGATCAATTGCGCGCCACGCTCGCTGAGGCGCAGGAAACTCTGCTTGAAGTGATGCAGTTGCATCGAATCGCCGCCACGAATACTGACTACCGCTCAAGGCAGATACTCAATAGATCCAGGGTGGTACGGCGCAAAGTAAAAGACAGCATCGCCGTCATTCGCACGGAGCGGCAAACAGTCTTGGCCGCTATCCGTGAAATCCCCAAGGGAGGCGCACGCGAGGCCGCTATGCGAGAAAGAACGCCGTGCTGGTTCGGTGAATTTGACCGCTTCGTGATCCAGCAGGCAGCGGATCTCTGCCGCGCCAGGCTCGAGTCCACTGGCACACCTTGGCACGTTGACCACTGCTACCCCATTCAGGGCGCAACGGTAAGCGGGCTGCATGTCGGGCTTAACATTCAAGTCATACCCGCCGCGGTGAATCTTTCCAAGGGGAGTCGAGCCGTTTTTACCCAGCCTTTCGAGTGGATGGCCTAGCGCCTTGCCAGCGGTGCAAGGTGTCTGGTTTGGGATTTCTTCAGGTGTGGGATCAAATGTGGGAGCAAAAACGGCCAGCCGCTCTAGAACGGGGGCTGTTGGAGGATAAGATATCCTCGTACATGGCCCACTGGTTGCTTCCTCAAATACACATTTAGGGAAGTAATCACGGTTTATGGAAACGTGATCCCGAGGCGTGCGGCCAGGCGCTTGACGGTCATCGGGGCGAACGCGGCGCCGCGTCGAGTCTTCACGCCGTGCCGGTTCAGGTAGTCCGCGCAGCCAGTCAGCGACGTGACGCCATCGAAGCGGGCGGCCTTGATGTGATTCGCCACGGTCGCGGCATAGGCGTCGGCAGTCGCTACAGCAACCGCCACAGCAGCCCCGTTGCCGGCCTGGTGGGCCTTTGCCCGGCCAGCGTCACGGCGGGCAATCTTCACGCGGGCCAGTTCGTCGCCGTTGTTGGCTCGCGTCTTGAGCGATGCCAGGGCATCCCGGGTGCGGCCTGCAATGAACTCGCGTTCCTGCTGAGCGAGCGCGGCGTAGATATGAAGCTGGAAGGCATCGGCGTCGGGCATGGTCGCGACCTTGAACGGGGCGCGCTTCACCAGGGCGGCAATGTGCTCCACGTCACGGCTCAGGCGGTCGAGCTTGGCGACTACCAGGACGGCGCCTTGGGCCTTGGCTGCGGACATAGCCTTGATGCACTCGAGGCGCTCGGTCGGGGCGATGCTGCCGGAC